AGACGCATCTACACCCTCATCTGAATCTAAGATGAAATTCTCAAAATCGGGTGCAGAGGTACAGGCAATCCCGATAAAATTACCATACTTCTTAATAATGGTACCCATGCGGTTATTGCCTTCTATTTTGATATTCGCTTGTACGGTCAAAGGTGCTGTAATCTTATATGTTCCCTCTGGAATAATTACCTTCCCATTAACTGCTTCTGCCGCATCGATAGCGGCCTGTATTTCTTCAGTGTCATCATTGTCATCATCACCCAATGCTCCGTAATCAGGATGCTGAACATTAAACACCTTACTTAAAACTTCACCCGCTTCAAGAGCATCCCAATTATCTCTAATGGAACCTGCGGCACTGTTCCACGATTGGTTGTCAGCGGGCTTAGTATTGTCCCATGCCGCAAAGGCAAATGGGCATATTATTGCAACTGTAAATAGTATTATCTTTTTCATTTTAAATTCCTAATGAGAATATCTTGACCTGTACGATTTTCTATAACTACTCTGCGCCCGTGTTGTATATATCATATCTGTTCTTGCCGCTGAACCACCCGATGCCGTACCAGTGTTATGAATATTTTCCATCTCATTTTCGTTTTCCTTTCACTTAAAACGAAGGCTCTGCTGTTCGTCCTCGCATTGCCAATCTCTTTTTTCTTTTTATTGAAAGTAACCTGTAATTCGATAAACTAAAACCAGAAACCCCTGTAAGTTCCGCTATCCTGTCTTGTCCACCTCTTGGAGCCAAATATATAATCGCCGCACCTAACGCTATCATCGGCCCCCACTTAATATCAGCAGGTACCTCGCCAGCGGCTAGTGCCTCTGGTCTATTCATTTCTGAATCACATTGAAACAAATAGATATCATCTGGCTTCGGTCTTAAGAACAAGGTGTTATGCTCATACAAAGCACCTTCAGGTGTTCCTCTCTTCGCAGGATCTCCATTTGTGTATGTATCTGTCACAGCGGCATCATCAAGGGCAGTTGTCCCAGGTACGAAGCCACCAGCATCAGTGCTGATAGCTACCACATAACCAAGATATGCGGTGTCACTGTCTGCGTCAGGTAGTCCCTCTATTGCCAAGGATGGCGTATTATAGCCCGTAGCATTGTCATCAGCTTCGTAAAGAGTAATTGTGCCGTCAGAGTCAATCTTCAAACAAAACGCACCGTATTTATTCTGTGGTATCGTATCAAGTCCCGAGAATGCTGTCTCTGAACTTACTTTAGAATACGACCACCCACTAATATCATACTTGAACGCACTGTTCTTTACCTTCGCAGAATCAGATGAACCTACCGCAAGCGTAGGGGAGGTGATGTATTGCTCATCACTAGGGAAAGTCTCAAAGAAGTAACTTTTATCTTGATAGTGAATGATTGGTTCACCATTTATCGTCATCGGATCCGAAAACTTTACGACAGTCTGTGCAACATCGTACTCACCAGAGTCTACCGCAGAAGTTTCTTGTGTAAACCATGCATCAAAGTTAGTTACCAACGCATCTTCAGGGAAATAGTTCTGATAATAATCGTTGATAACATTCCACGCCTCTGCTTGTAATATATCATCAGTGCTACTTCGACCAGTTAATTCTCGAAACCTTGTTTCTATCTGTTCAAGAGTCCATGTATAAGCCATAACTTGCCCTCTGATAAAGGTGGACAGTAGCCTATCTTATAGGAGAAAGAAGGCTACCGCCACCTTATTGACTATTAATCGTCAGCAGAAGCCGCACCGATAATACCACCCGTAGCCGCTCCACTTTCATCTTCATTGTAATAATTTTCAAAGAGGTAACAATCAGCGGCAACAACTGAAGCCGCCTTAGTCGAAAGGTTACACGCAATATAATTGTCTGCTATAATCCCTGTTGTCGTGGCAACCAATTCGATACCTGGCTGTGCATTTAAACCTGCATTACCGCCAATAATACCATTAAAAATTAGGTTCTTTTGTACAGTAATGAAATTAGAGGCGGTTGTAATATTCTCAATACACGCAACTGAGTAATCACCATAGAATGTATTGTTCTTAATGACAATACTGTCCGAATCAAGAAAATGTACACCTGAATCAGAGTCAGCATTTGTTACAGCACCGACATCAAACAAGCAGTTAGCAACTAATGCTCTATCTGCAGCGGCACCAATACTGATACAATCTTCAAATTCATCGGTACCAGCAGTATCAACAACAAAGTCACATCCTATAACCGAAACACCAACAGCACCACCAATAACATCAACACCAACAGCGACTACTGTAACAGACGAAACAAATCGCAAGTTAGCAATAATAACATTGTCACCAGTGGCCGCAACATCAAAGGTATCGGTAGCTGTATCAAAGGTGAACGTTGGCCTAATATCTCCGTTGCCAAGCCCGACTATAGTAATACCTGCTATGTCAACATTGACAGAAGCCGTACCCATAGTTTCAGCATGACCTTGCATAACAAAAATCACATCACCACGGTTAGCAGTACACAAACCAACTGCGGCATCGAGCGTTGCTGTTGCCCATTCCGGCTTTGTGCCAACATAACTGTCATTGCCTACAGCACTGTCTACATAAAAAACTTTTCCAGTACCCAAGTTTGAAAAACCACTAACTGCCGTAACATCTGTATTAACCTGAGCAAATTTACTGCGAAGCGTATCAATCAGTGCCTCCTCTGGTTGCACTGTATCCATGCTGATGTCTGTAACAGTTACTGTTGCAAAACAGACACAGGTCAATAATGTCACTAAACCAACTACTATCATAGTTTTCATCGATACACTTCCTTTCTTTGCCTTAGTATTAGGCTTTTTCTTTTTTGAAGGTGACCCAAGCGACTGCTCAATTTGCTCAACCTTTGCTTCTGTTAAGTTCAGGTTCTCTATAATTCTATTGAAATTGCCGCAGATTTCCTCTGTCGAATCACATTCCTCGAAACGCAATCGTTTCATCTTCATGGTTTAAACTCCTTATTTATTGAGTTTCAGTAATTGTTCTTTCGAGAAGATTGGCTGTAGTATGAAACGAGGTTTGATGATAGGGATGTTGCCCTTTATCATACCAGTCTCAGCGTCCCACACTGTCTTGTGTGTTACGAAAGTCTTACTGTTTAAATGCTCGTAAACACTGTAAGCCAATTTCACGACTTCACCTGGAAACAAATGGTACTTCGGACACTTCTTGTAACCTTTAGGGTTGTTCTCACCGAACATACCAACTTCGCCAGAATAGGCAAACTCTAAATCAGCCCCAGGACTCTCCATGTTGAAGAACCTAATCTGTATCTCAGGGTCTGATTCATTGACCGTCATCTTCAACGACTCTTCGTTCTCCTTCTTAGCTTCCGACTTACGAGCCGCATCGATGCGCAAAAGGTTTTCTTTAATAACTTCAATCTTCAACTTCGAGTCAATCGTATAACCGAATTCATTGTCTGCAAGCTTAATCATCTCAGACTTCGTCATGTTGTCAAGCTGGTCTGAGAACGACAATGCCTCGCTCACATCGCTCTGAACTGCGTCTGTCAGTTCCATTGTATCCATCTCATTTCTCCTATTTTAAAAATTCAAAAAATGGGAGTGGCACAATGCCACTCCCTAAATTTACACTGCGTCGTAACTAGCGGCATCCTTCTCCGCTGATACCTTACCAAACTTGAAAGCAATCCATGCCCACTCATCGGTGTCAGTGCTTGCGGTTGCTCCAAGGGTGAAACCCTTTTCGCCTTCCATCTTGACCTTGCCAATACGGCAAGTCCAAATCGTGGTACCGTCAGTAGTTGTTCCACCTATAGTTGTGTTCCAAGTCGGCTCAGTTGCCGCACCTGTTCCAGCGGTGGTACACTCATAGACATAACCATTGGCGTTAGACGCCGTTGGTTTGATGATCGTACCTAAGGCTGTGGTTGTCCTTGCCGTTGCCGCTGTCGAACGAGCCTGTGTCCACTCATTCGGCAGGTCAGCCGCTAAGTCACCTTCACCGTTAGGTGCTGTTATCATTACCTTCGCTGTCACTGTGTCCAAAGTTGCAAAGCCATTAGTAGCGGCGGCGTGTTTGGTTTTTGTTCCACCAGTATCCAAAATTCCGTACTGACCGTTACCGTTGGCTGTATTGGCTAGTTCTCTAAGGAAGTAATGAATCTGTGGGTTGGTTTCCTCTAAGCCTTCGAAACAAATCAAAAGGTCAGGAATGAAACCAACATGAACGTTAACGGCACTGCCGTCTGCAATAAAATGTCCACTATTAACTCTCATCGGTTAACCTTTCTGGCTTAGCCATTGGTGCAAATAAGCACATGAATAAATAAATCGTTCAGGATTCTGGCTACCTGCCACATCTTCCAACCAACTGTGGATCTCTGATTCAACGGGTCTGCTGACCCTGCTGAACCGAAACCCTTGATGATTGCTTGGGCATTGCCACCGTTTATGTCAACTGTCGCATACGCCTGTTGGGCGATAATTGGACAGTAATAATTTGAACTACTTACATAGCCTTGTGTGGTTGTCAACCAACGTACATTGCCAGTTGATCCCCACTCGGCTTCGTCAACACCTTGCTGTGCCGCATAGTTGGCTACACTCTTATAACCAGAAACATCCTCAAGGTCATCCTCAAGGTCTGTGTCTGCTATACCCCAGTAAGATGGACGGATAGGAGATGTCCCCTGCCCTGTGCCACCTTTAACTAGGCGTGTCATATAGTCAGCGTTGTTACCTCTTAGTGTTCCACGCACCGCATCGATGTCTGTCTTGTTAAGCAGTGTTGCTGTACCTGAACCATTGGAGCAGGTAGTACTCGATGCCGAAGCCGCCAACACGTCACGTGTCAGCTGATCTAGTGTGTTCATCATTTGGTCGTTCTGACGGGTGACCTCAATCGTAATGTTGGGGTCTTGGACTGTTAAGTCAACCACGTCAGTAATCGTCGCAAAGTCACCGTACTGGCTGACCTGTGCCGATATATCGACCTTACTCTGTTTATGACCGTTGGGTGTGACACCTTCGGTCAACGGAGTAGTTGCGGCTGAGTACCTGTTGTACCTCCGCATCTTAATAGTATTCCCAGACTTTTTGGAAATACTGACCTTCTTAGCAAACTTGTTATGAACGTACTTCGGAGTTGGCGGCTGTAACAACGTACGCTGGTACGCTATATTCACAGCTGGGTCAACTTCCGTGGTAGTTGTCAATGCATCTGCCATCGTCAATCCTTTCTACCGCTACGCTTTTTCCATTATCTTGAGGTTGTGTATTTCGAACTCTTTGTCACTCATTGCGGTTATCGCCGCACCTTGGTCGAGTTCTCCACCACCTTTTGCCGCACTAATCGACTGCTGTTTGTTAGCAACCTTGATCTTCGCTTCGGCTTTCTCTGCCGCTATCTGTTGAGTAGTTTTACCTGCTTGTTCTTGACTCGCTAGATACTCAGGATCATTCTTGGCTATCTCATACGCTAACACAGCCGCATTAGGACTCTGTTGCAAGATACTGGATAAAGCTGGGTTCGCTTTTAATGCTCGTAACATCGGTGGAGCATACTGAAAGTTGTTTCCAACCTGCACTCCAACAACGTCT